CTAACTTTGCGCCCGCCGGGGTGGCGGCGATAAGTGTGAGAGGTGCGATCGCTGGCCTGGCCGCCTCGGTTCCAGATAACGCGCGCTCTTGTGCAGATGATCCGCCACCGCAACGTAGCCCAAAGGCCGCAATACCTGCTCGACCTGGCGGATGTCCTCGCGCCACGGCGTGGTGACCTTAAGCAACGCATCGATCACCTCGACTTCATCCCAACTATTTTGCCGCGCGACTTCAACGCAAAAAGCGAAGACTTCCGCCCGCGTCCGCAGCGGAGACAGGTCGTAGCGCTCACGTGGCTCATAACCGTTAGCGGCCTTGCGCCTGATTTCAGCAATCTCTGCATCACTGATCATCGGCATCTATTACCTCCGCCTCGATGACCTTCGCACGCTTGCGCGGGGGCTCGTTTCCGAGCAACTCGACCGCCTCCCGGAAGGTCGTGACAAACTGCGCCGCATCAACACCTACACTCAAATCGATCTGACGCGGCATTAGTCCCGCGACCAGCCGGCAGAAGTTTGAGGGATCGTCGATCGCCATCGCCTCCAGCGCACGGTCGCCATGCTTCTGCCAAGTGCGATGCAGCCCTTGCAGAAAATCTTCACTCAGCTTGTTGCGCGAGCCTGGCCGCCGACCGGCAGGATTGCCCGATTGCCCAGGCTGCCAAGGCCGCGCCGTCTTCAAATTGCCGTTGCCCTTCGGCCTGAGCTGCACGACAGGCTGTAGGTCCCGTGCATCATCATCCGTGAACTTCTCGGCCATGCCTTTTCCCGTCACAGGGAGCTAACAGCGGCGAATCCTACCACAACGCCTGCCAATTGGCATCAGACGTGATTGGCTGAACTGCAGAAGCACTTAAAAGACGGATGGCCCCTTCGGTCCACCTACCGTCCGAAAAAAGGTGACACACCCCCTCTGCTATGAGGTGGAAAAAACGGGCGGGCGGTGAATGAGCTGCATTCACGACACTTTCTTAGTGACGCATGACGCATAGTGACGCATTTAAACTTCCCCCTAACTTCACGCGCGCGATATGGGGGATATATAAGGAGAAACAGGGGTCACACGCGTCAGTGCGTCGCTCCCGTGACGCATAATGACGCATTTGTACGTCACTAATTTGATCCACCATCTTGCCATGGTTTCTTCTTTGCCATTAGTTCCCGCGCCTGTACGTCACTTAATCCACCAGCGACCATTGGCCTGTCGCGGTGCCCGGTGCCAGCCTTGCCGCTCCAGCGCCGCAGCGATCCGTCGAGCGTCGGCGGTGCCAATTCTGGCGTCGGACACAAAGCCGAGCGCATTCTTAGCCACCTGTGAGACTGTGACCTTCGCGTTCGTCAATAGCGTCTCAAGATAATCGGCAATCGGCACCTCCCAAGGATCAGCCTCGTAGCGCTCGTCCTGTTCCGGCTTGATGTAGTTAGCCTCGAAGGCCTTGTCCGGCCACCACTCAACACCGTCGCGAAACAGCTGCACGGCCTCGGCCAACAGCTGGTCGCGGTCCCTGCGCAGGCCAGCGAGATCGATTGTGCCGGTCTTGACCGGCCAGTAGCGCCGAGCTCCGGTCTCGTCGCGCAGGTAGACCGATTTGTTAGTGGTACCGATGAAGACGCACTGCCGCGGCTCAACCGATTCTTTGTAGCCATAGGTGCGGCGATAGCGCTCGGTGGTTCGTGAGATGAACGACTTCAGCTGCGCGCTTTCCGCCCGGCTCATGGCGTTGAGCTCGGAGATCTCGATGATCCACTTGCCGCGCAGGTGCTGGCTGACATCCTTTCCGGCCGTGGCGATGTCAGGCAGATTGTCGGAGAACCATTCGCCGGCGATGATCTTGCAGGCCGACGACTTGAACTCGCCCTGCAACCCTTCCAAGATCAGCATGTAGTCGGCCTGACATCCTGGCTGATAGATCCGTGCCACAGTAGCGACTAGAAACATCCGTCCAATTGACGTGGTGTACTCGCTCCGTTTAGCGCCGAGATAGGTCACCAGCCACTGCGCCACCCGCGGTATGCCATCCCAAACCAAACCATCGAGATAATCCCGCACCGGATGGAACCGTCGCTCGTGCGCCCGCAGGTCGATTGCCCTGTGCACGGCATCCCGGCCTATCAGCGGCAGACCATTGAGCTGAACCCATTCCTGTATGGCGGTGGCGTCGACATCTTCGACCGGCTTTGGTGTCGCCAGGTCGACTTGGCTCCCGATCTTCCGGATCATAACCTCGCCGCAATACATCTCGTCATAGGCGAGCATGTTCTTGACGGCCTCGTCGTTGCGCAACGCCAGCATAACGTTAGCCAAGTTGGACAACGGCCGTCCCTTGCCGTCGCGCTGGCAGAACCTGAGCCACCACTGTCCCGATGTGCCGGTAGTGCTGCCAGTAGCGGTAGCACTAGCCCCACCTCCAGCAGCAGCACTGGCACCACCAGCGCCACCAGCACCACCGCCAGCTGTAGCGCGCCATTTCTCGAACGAGCGCATGACCTCAGTCACCAGCCGTCCAGCATATTTTGCGCCGATACCGTTGGGATGTTTGGCGAGCTCTTCGGCGATCCGATCGGGCGACCAGCCTTGACCGGCCAAATGCCAGACCACCCGCTGGAATTTTTCGCTACGCATCCCTTGCGGGGCGCCATTCTCAATCAGATCCGGGTAATCCGGAGCAACTTGTTGCGGTCCGGCGTTATTGAAATCAAGCTCATTCTCCTCGTCCAGCGATTCAACCGAGATCACCATCCCACCATCAAGTTCGCAGCGCGTCGGCCGTTGGGCGTTATCAGAGAAGCGCGCCACCAGCGCGTCAAACAGCGCATCATATTCTCGCAGTTCGGTGCTCACCGGGAGTCCGGGATAATCAACTGAGATCTGGAATCCGGAGATGGTGATATAGCGCTCGCAGTGCCGATAGAATTCGACGGCACAGCCATTGGCGCCAAGACTGATCTTCTTGTGCAGCTTGCTGCAACGGGCAATGCCAATGATGCGCGCGCCGGTGCCGGACACCGTCCACTCCAGATAGCAACCGGCAGTGGCGGCTTCGACAAACAAGTCCTCCACCCAAGGCAGCACTTCGCCAGTGGCAAAGTTGCGAATGCGATCGAGATCGATGGCGCCGAGCTCGCTGTCCTTCAGCATGAACCCGATGCCATCACACTGCCCATTGGCAAAGGCTAGCACCGCATCTTCGTAGCTGCCCCAGGTGCTGGGATCGTTTGATCTGGCTTTGCTATTCGGATAGCGCGCCTGGAATGGCGGCTTGGTCCATTTGATTTCGCCGTTTCCGTCCTTGCGTTCTTGCCATTTCCAGACCACCCAGCGCTTCAACATGGTCAACGGCCCTAAGGCTGCCGGCAGATGCGCAAGATCGGCATAAAAGGTCCGTGGCTTTGCAACGGTAGCCATCATCGTCTCCTGGTCGTCCTCACCACGGCATGGTTTGGGGGTCATAGTGCCCGCCCAGTTTGACGAAGATGGCGAGCAGACACCTGGCCTGCTTTTCAGTCGGCTGGCGTAAGAGCATTCTGCCGGCCATGTCATTGACGAAGTCGCGTTCCCAGTTATTGCGTATGCGTGCATGGTTACCCTGGCAGAACAGCGCGATCTCGTTCCAGCGCGGCTTCCCGTCGCTATCGTAAAATTCCGGCGGCGCTTGTTGCGCGCGCAGCTGTTCGGCGCGTCCCTTGTCAACGCCACGGGCAAAGATGATCTCAGCGTCCTTGTCGGAGTATTTTCGCTCCTCAATTTCACCGTTGCAGTTCTCGATCACCATGGCGATGTCAGGGAAGCTCAACCCTTCCGCCACCAGTAGCTTCTTCATTTTCTTCGCGGCATTGAGGATCTCGCCGTCGAAATCTGAGCCCAACATGCAGAACAGCTTGGCTATGCGCTTGGCTACGGGCTCGTTGAGTGTACTCATGACCAGCACCTCACACGGTGGGAGCACATGCGACAACGCCAGTCATCGGGATCTCCGGTGATGCGCGGCAACAGCTCGCCGGCGCGCGTCGCTTCGATCACCATGACCGCGCGGTCGCTCATCGCTTGTGCCAGTTGCGAATTAAACGGCACTAGAAAATGCAGGCGTTCGCAGGTATCGGCGTTGACGACGCTGAATAGTGCTGGGTTGGTACAATCAAAATAGGCTTGATAGATCGCGACTTGCGCCGCGTAGATCTCGTGGAGCCCGATTAGACCGTCGAGCTCGATCGCACGCCAACTCTTGGCCTTCAGGCATTTATGCTCCCACACACAAGGATATTGAATATTCGGCAGCCCAGGTCCGCTGATCATGATGCCATCGGCGTGGCCCCGAAACTGGCCATCGGCGGCCACAAACTCGAGGCGATCAGCTGGCGCGAACTTGAACCCGGCGGCGACCAGGTGCTGGCGCGTGGCTTCTTCGAAGAAGTGCCCGCGGGCAAAGATATCCTTGATGCGCGCCGGGAACACCGGGTCACACATCCAATCGTACTGCACCTTGCGCAAGCACTCGGATCCGATCGCGCTGGCGCCGAGATAATGCCGGTAGTTCTCGCTTGGCGGCTCAGCGCGTTCGATCAACTCGTTGATGAGTTGGCTGATCGGCTGGTCCGACAAGTTGGAGTGGTTGAAGTTCCGGACGGTACTCATGTTTTACGCCTTAAGTCGACGCATCGCGTGCCATGCTGACGTAGCACCCCCTTGAGAACCCAGCGCAACGACCGGATGGCATCAACGCCAGGCAGTGGTCGCAGCGTCAGTACGGACGTGTCGTCTTCTAAAAAAGAATTGCATCCCCATTCTTTTCATCGAGACTTGGTTTACGAAGCAGGGCCGCGCCCTGATCGCGTGTGAGCGCGGCCTGATCGATTAACTGTCGCACCATCAACACAAAGTTGATCATCTCGTCTTTCGACCACGCCATCAGCGGCTTCGACCAATCGATGCCGCTCTTGCCAGCCAGCAGTGGCAGGACCGAGCGCGCGGCTGCAACATCACCGGGCGATGGGGAATGCTCGATCGCGCACATAAGCTCTTCTGGATCGAGACCTTCGGCGATTGCCTGCTGATAGCGAGCCTGAATCCAGCCAAAGATCACGCCACAGACAATCCAGCCCCACTCTCGATCGTTCAATCGCCCTACCGGCGTGTTCAGCAACGGAGCAGAGCCAACCGCCCTGCGGGCCTCTGCGATGGCGGCAGCGGTTGCCTGCCGCTGCCACTCGTCTTCCTTTTCCGACAGCTCGCCCATCACCCACCCCATGAGGGTCGCGCGATCGCCTTGGCCGGGGGCGCGCTTGGCGTCGATGCATTCGCGCTGGTCGTCTGGACTTGGTCAGGTTGCGACCATCCTCGCCGTTCCGGCGTGATGATCTCCGCGATCGTATTCTTCGCCTCGTAACCGTTCTGTGGTTGTTGGATACCGAGACGTGCCACAAAGCGGAGTCCATCGAGCTCGCCCCATCCGGTGATTTTCCGCTTGGCCTGCGCCTCCTCGCTTTTGTCGTCGGGACAAACGCCGCGCGCACTTTCGAGCACCCACCGCAACGTGTTGCGGGAGATCTCACCTGCCTTTGCATGCCCTTCTGTTGTGCCGTGCAGGGTCAGTCGCTGATACAGCTTGCGTTTGGCGTGCGGTCCCTCAACAACAACGAACTCGCAGTCAAGGCCTTCGCTGTTACCGTCCTGCGCGCGGGTCAAATATCCATCGTCGCCAATGCCACCAGGCCGGATATTGAGTTGCAGGATGCAGATAGTGCCTGCGGGGATCATATTTAAAGTACGCTGCTCGCCGTTGGCGGTATTGAAGTCAAAATCAGCAGACATGGTGGGTTTCCTTCCTTGCGGTTTGGTAGTTGCAGTGGGACTCATCGAGTTGCAGTTGCATGGTCTAAGTCTCCTTGGCTGGTGGTAGTGAGTTTGGAAAGTAGTTTGCCCAGGTCCGGCTCCTCGATTTGCGCGAGGCGACCGCTGCGGTCCTTGGCGGGGTAGCCCCACGGATTGGGCGTAGTACAAACGAAGCCACGGATCGGTGGCTTGCCGTCGCCAAAGTCAAGAAATTGCATCGTGATGATCTGATCGACGATGCCCGGCAGCTCGCGGCCGGTCTTGCCACCTTCGGCTTGCAGTTGCCAGGTGGCGACGTTGAAGTCGTCAACGTTGCGCTCAAGAACGGCCACAAACACGATGTTCTTGGCGCGCGCGTGCTGAAGCTGATTCAACCAGAGGATCATCTCGCGGCCATGCAGGCCGTAGGCGCCGCGGACGTCCTTCTTGCCGCTGCGCTCGGAAAACGCCTCCGGCTGTTGTTCCGCCCAGCGATGAGAAAGCCTCGAGATTGCCGTGAGCGAATCCACAAACACGGTCTCGATCTGATCGAGGTTCTCCAATTTGCCGCCGACCGCCTGGTAATGGGCCGGCGAGTAGCAGGCGGTGGGTGGGAAGCTCCGGTTCGGCCCGCCGATCCGACAGGCGAGATCGCGCGCGGTCGGCCAGTCGTCCAGCCTGATGGTCGCGATTGGCACGTCGAGCACGGCCAAATCGCCTGCTTCAATATCGATGAACAGCGCGCGTGCGGGATCTAGCGTGCGCAGCAGCGACGTCTTGCCGACGCCGGGCGGGCCCACGATCAGCACCTTGGCGCCGCGGCGTTCGCGCAACCTGTCGTCTGCGCTGATGATCTGCATGGTGCGGCTCTTTATTTCTTGAGTTGAGTAAGCAGCAGCGTCGCCGCCTCGCTGTTCTGGGCGGCGAGCGCCTTGACGCCGCCGGCGGCGAAGGCAGCGACGGCCTTGAGCAGCTCCGCCAGCCGTCCAGCTGCGCCGAGATCGAACTTCGCCACGGCTCCGCCGGTGATGCGGGCGATCTCGCCGTAGACTTTGGCGACGTCTTCGGCGTCGCCTTCCTGAAACAGAAACACGGGCACGTTGCCGAGCTCGCGCGCGGCGCTGTATAGGTCGCCGGGAGATTCCTCGCAGGCGTCAGAGATCACGACCAGCGCGTCGACTCTTTGTCGCGCATGCTCTTTGTTGACGTGCACCAGCACTTTCCGGATCTGGGTCTCGCCGGCGCGGCACATCACGCCCGACATGATGCGGGTGAGCGACTTGGCATCAGATAGCCAGCGCGAGGCGACACACTCGCTGGCGCCGCGGAAATAGACCAGCTGGGTGTCGAGCCCGCCGATGCCGGCAACAGCGTCGAACATCTGGGCTGTGAGCTTTGCAGCAGTATCCCAGGTTTTTTGCCGCGATGCTGTGGCATCGATAGCGATGACCAGCCGCGCTCGAGCGGGATCAATCTTGGCAAAGAAAGCGTCCAAGTGCCCGCGGGTCGGGATGGTGAGGGCGATTGTTGTCATGGGGGCTTCCGACTATGCTTTGCCTCGTCGCCGCAACCGCGACTCAACCCAAGCATCGAGGTCGGCATCGGCATAGAGAGGCCGACGGCCCCAATAGGCCGCGACGCGCGCGAATGCGCCGAGGGCTGCGAGCTTGTCCGCGGTCGAAAGCGATAGCGGCGCGCCGTGCTTTTCCCGCACGTAGTCGCAAGCCTCGACGCGCGTACGGAATCTGGGCGCTGCGGCGCCCTGCCCTGATTCACTATGTGGTTCGATTTTCTCGGTCGACATCGGGAAGGCTCCGGAAATTTCGTCCGCCATCCCGATTTATCTTAGCCTTGCGATCAGTCACGCTCGGCGATTCTCAGTTCTAAAAGAACTGAGAAAATAAGCTTGCCCTCTACTTTCTCAACCTTCTCACCTCGTCGCGCCACCGATAGAGCGTTTTAAGCTTGATCTTCTGGAGCCCAACCGCAAGCAGGCGAGCATTGACGTTGTCTAGCAAGCTACGCTTCGTATCCGTAGCACCCGCCTCCTCCTCCTGGACTATAGCAAGCATCACCTGGCGCCTTTTATGTTTGCTCTTCGCCGCGGCGGCTCCTGCCTTCTTGGCTTGGTCCGCTAACGCTTCATTCCGTCCTTCGTCCCCTTCCTCGCGCCGTATATCGGCGATTTCCTCACGCGCGAGAGGCCGCACCGGCTCCGACAGCGGGACGAACCACGGAAAATCTTGAGGCGTAGATATCTGTGAGGACCGCTCAGCAGGAATGTGGTGCGGCTTCTCGCGCCGTTTCGGAGCAATACTGTGCCGCTTATTCGGCCGTTTCGGCATCGCGCTTCTCCTTAAGCACCTGCATGGGAGCGCGGCGGCAACGCGGTGCAGAAGCCGCGCGTTCGGTTAGCTAGCCTTCCGCCGCTGATCAGATTGGCTCCGTGGCGCGATAACCTTCAACTCGTCAGGAGAGGTAAACCGCGTCTCCGGAAAAATATCGGCATCAACGCAAAATCCTGCCTCAGCTTCCTATCGCCCTGACATCCCGGCGAGTCGCAAACATCACTTTTTTCGGCGCGGCGTCGTCATCGGCGTCGAGCAATCGATAGAATGCCTGAACAGCTCGAATGCTCGCGCGCCACTACCTTGATCCGTGCGGAAATCCTCACCAGCATCTTCGCTGGGTCGATGCAGTACAATCTTCACGGTAGAGGCGATGATCATGACATAAGTCGCCGAATCCCGTTGGCGCAGCCGTACCGCCGACGAAGAAGTGGCGTGTTGCGCAACATCCCATCGCTTCCTCGATCCTCATGGCGCTGCCTACCTCTTCAGTTCATCCCGTGACTGTCCCAGCCTCGAGTCCGTCATTGATGCTGACAATCCCGATTCATGGCGTGCCATCGCGAACAACCCGCAAACCCGTGGCATTGCTTGGCTGTGACCCTGTCGTGTCGCAATAGGCGCGCCATGGTTCTTCGAACCACGCTCGGCGATAGCCCTTCGCGCTCGTGCCTTCGGACCAAATCGTCTTCGGCTTGATTTTGAACTCACGCAGCATGCTCGCAAGCTCGGTGTCTTTAAGCTTGTGCGGTCGCTGATCGCTGCGAACACCGCGAAACTCGCACCAGTCAGCTTCGTCGAGGTTATGCAGCGCGTCGAGTAGGATTTTGGTCGGTAGGTAGTCGACGTTGCGTATGTCAAACACTTTGCGAATGTCGGCGAGTAGCAAAATTTTGATATCAGCGTCGTGATATTCGCGGGCGAATATGAGCATCGCATCGCGTGCCTGTTCGCCCCAGCCTAACGCGTCGGCGATGCTGATGAGCGGTCGCCAGTTGTCGGCCCATCGATTATGCACTGGCATTGCCGGGTCGGGATCGAGTTTGACCTCACGCCAGAGAAGAATTTGCATATAAGCGGCGTCGAGCGCGGGATCAGGATGACTAGCGTCGAAGCGCTTGAGTTTGCGCTGACCATCATGACGCTCCATCGCGATAGTGATGCAACGAGAATTCAGAGTACGCGGCAACGCGCCGAACGTATCTGGCAGCGCCAAGGCTAACGGGGCGAATGTGGAGAATTTGCGCACGCGGCCGCGCTCCATGATCGCGACTGTGCCGCCTTTACGATGCCCACTGTTGAAGATGGCGCGAAGCCTTCCGTTATCGCGCAGCGCAAGGCCAAGATTGTCAGCTTCGTCGATCAGTAGGGTCGGATGCGCCGCGTCGATCACTCGATATAATGCCGCGGTAGTTACGGAGTCGAACTTTTCAGGCCGCGTCGTGAGCCTTGCCAGGATATCAAGCAGCGTCGTCTTGCCGCAATCGGGGACGGGGCTGCGTAAGGCCAGTCGCGGCGTCACCATGAACCGGTCACAAATGTGAGTGTGCAACGCCCACAGTGCGACAACAACATACTCATGCGGCTGTAGCGCGACATATTCCTGAAGCAAATGATGAACCAGCGCCAATGGATTGACTCGCTGGGGAGCGTCTGCTGAAGGATCACACGCCCACGCGGCGTGCGAGTTTGAGCACAACACGTCGACGAGATCATTCCAGGACTTACGGTGGCCAGCGAGTAAATCGAAAATATTGCGACGGGCCTTGGCACGCTCGTCAGCGTCGCTGGCGCCAAGCGCGACAATGTCGCGGGCAAGCTCAGCGCGAATGGCATTAGCTGCGCCGCCGAGCAATTGAATGATGTCGGCCCACGTCTTTTTATAGTCGCGCAGCAAGCTGTCGATCCGGCCGCGCGCTGCCTCGGCTTCGTGCGTATTGTCCGTAGCGAGGGCGCGAAAAAGTTTGTCAATGAGCTGGCGCTCGCGGTCGCCGAAATGCTGGGCGATGGCCTTATGCCCCGTCATACCGGCAACCCGTCAGAAGTGCGGGATTTCAGGGGCTTACATGCCATTAGAGCCGTCAGGCCTGACGTCACGCCAGATGACCTCAAGCCGTCGCCCGTGGCGACGTACCTCCACGAGCAGCCGTCGCGGTCGCGCGAATTCATCGCGGCCTCCTTTGACCGGCGCGACGTCTGCTTACATGCCTGGGCGATTGCGCCGCGATTTGTCCGGCGATCGATGCCAGCTTGCGCCGCCGTTCGGTTTCAAGCTGTGCGGCCTCGGTGCGAGCAAACGCATCGATCCGCTCACGCCATGCGGCGTGCGCTTCGGCAGTGATTCGTATTATTTTCGTGCCGGGCACGCGCCGCTCGTCCGGCCCTAGACCGCGTCGGCGCAGCGCATAGTAGCTCGACTTAGACAACGACTCGGCGCGGCAAAATTGCGCAATCGTTTGTGCGGGATCGTCTAATGCTGCATCGCTAATTTTCGTCGGCATCGAGAACCTCCTGGCCGAGGGAGGTCTCAAAGGACATGAGCCGCCCCGGCGCAAATCTTGTTGCGCTAGGCGACCTCGTTGGCGTCAACGTCGCTGGGTCGCACCGCAGGCGCGGTGCCGGGGCCGATAACTTCAAACGCGTCCCCGAGAAGGGACAGCGGGGGATTGGTGCTCTCGTGCAGGCGCTCATTGACGGCGCTGCGACTATTAACTTAGCCTAACCTCAAAACTTTCGCAAACAGCAGCGCACGGCCCGCGATGTTTGGTCGATGTTTGGTTTGCCGAAATGCACGAAAGCTAAGTCTTTGATTCAATTGGCGCTCCCTAGGGGAATCGAACCCCTGTTTCAGCCTTGAGAGGGTGAAGGCGACCCGCTTGACGATCATCGTGCGGAGAGGCCTGCGATGGAGACCTTACCGGACACGTTTCAATCGCCCCGCCGATGCGCGCGCTGTAGCCCGAAATTGCCGCACGCCTTCCAAGAATGGTTGCAGCGTCGGCATCTATATCTATCGTCCTCAATCGCCTCACACAATCGTGGAGATGAATTGAGGATGAGCCAGACCGAACATTCGGCGATCCGAAAGACAATCAGACGACATCAACTGAGGGAAATGGTACCGCTCGCTGACAGCACCATCTACGAGATGGAACAGCGCGGCGAATTTCCAAGGCGGTTTGCTTTGTCGCCTCGCTGCATCGTGTGGGACCTCTCCGAAGTTCAAGCCTGGTTGGAGAGCCGCCGCGCGTCTCCTGTCGATCGGGCAAAGCATCCTGATGTGCGCCGGCGGAAGAGCCGGCCTGTCAAAGAGCAGGCTCCGGTTCAAACAAGGGCATGAAGGGCGGGATGAGCACGGGGACCCGCTTGCGCCCTTCAACCCACGCATCAATGATATCCGCCCATTCCTGCAACATATGGCGGCGCTGAACCTCATACTCCGCCTTGTTGTAGACCCCACGGGAGGAGCGACCATCCTCATGGGCAAGACACTTTTCGATCCAGTCGCTGTTGAAGCCCAGTTCGTTCAACAGCGTTGATCCGGTGCGTCTCAAATCGTGAACAGTGAACGGCTCGAGTGGCAGCCCCTGCTCCTTCGCCCGCTCTACCACGGCGTACGTTATTCGGTTGAACGTTGCTCGCGACATGGGAGCGTCAGCATCGTACCGCGACGGCAAGAGATATCGGGAATTGCCGGCGCATGTCTTGAGTGCGATCATGATGTCCAAGGCCTGCCGCGATAGATAGACATTGTGAGGTTTCGCGCGCTTCATCCTCTCCTTGGGAATACTCCAGACAGCATTCTCGAAATCCACCTCGTCCCAGACCGCATCCTGCAGCTCGCTTTTGCGCACCATCGTCAGCAAGTAAAGCTTCATGCCCAGTCGAATGGTGGGCAATGTGGCAACGTGCTCAAGCTGCTTGAGCATGATGCGAATTTCAGCCGGCGACAGCGCGCGGTCCTTCGGCACGAATGTCGCGATCGAAGCTGGTCCAACCTCATCTGCAGGATTGGCCACCTTCTCTCCGTGCAGGATCGCGAAGCCATAGATCTGCTTCACGATATCCCGCACATGGATAGCCGTGGCAGGGGCGCCGCGCTCGACGATCTTGGCGCAGTGTGCTCGCAGATCGTCCGGCGTGATTTCTGTCAGCAAGCGATTGCGCCAGACAGGAAGCAGCTCACGTTCGAAGATGGAGCGCCGCATGGCCCGTGTGCTGTCCGCCATCGGGGCGGCGGTCAACCACTTCTCGCCAAACTCGCCGAAGCTCTTCGCCTCCTTCAGCCGGCGCTTCTCGCGCTGCTTCTCGATGGCAGGAGACCTGCCCTCGCCGATCGCCCGGCGAGCGTCGATGCACTTCTCTCGAGCGCGGGCCAAGGACAGGGCGTCCGGGCCGTATTTGCCGAAAACGACAGTCTCGCGCCGACCGTTAAGCCGGTAGTCCAGCCTGAAACTGATGCTCCCTTTCGGGGACACATGCGCGTACATCCCGTCACGGTCTGTGACCTTGTACGGCTTCTCCTTCGGTCTCAATGACTTAAGCGCAGCATCGGTGAGCAC